TGCAGACAGGGATAACCTTGCATTGCTTTGCAGACCATGTCACACGTTTATTACACAGAACCCGGCACAAGGTAAATCTGAAGGCTGGCTTAAGAATAGTTGGGATGACTAATGACTAAACCATTGACGGTGAAGTAATGTTGTTTCTTGCACAAGTTATTGAAGAAGTAGCGATTGCATTATCAAAGGCTAATGAATCCATTGAGCGTGTGCGTGAATTGCATAAACCAAATGGTGCAGGTATTTGCATGGAATGTATGCCAGATGGAATGATTCGTATGCCTTGTGCAACTATTCAGGCATTAGACGGGGATAAGTAATGGAAGCCAACGGTATCTGCCGCGCTGGATGCGACACACAAGACCACGATAGTTATTGGGAATGCTTACAAGCTGCCAATGTGTCGATAGACAAGACAAGCCTTAGACCTTAATAGACTAAGCGCATGACAACGATCATCACCACAACCGGCAACAACTTCTGCACATTAACAGCAGATCAGGGTATAACTTCAGACGTTATTCATCCTGACATGAAGAAGATAGTTCAACAAGATACTTGGCTAATTGGTGTTGCAGGTAGCGCAAGACTGTGCGATCAGTTGCAGTACGGCATTGAATACCCTAAACCGCCATTAGATGTTGTTAAGTCTGGCGTATGGCTTAAGTGGTTAATAAATAAAGTGATCCCGTTAATTGATCACGTTGTTAAAGATAAAGAGATGGATGCTGAAGCAATCCTTGTAACGCATGGCAAGTCATTCTTAATCAATGAGGACTTAAGTGTTCTATCTGCCAGCCCTTACTGGGCTATTGGATCGGGAGCGAACCTTGCATTGGGTTCATTAGCTGACAAGCAATACAAACCAGACTGGAACAAGAACCATGATCTATCTGCGCTACGAGCGATGGAATGTTCTTCAATGCACGACCCCAACACTAGGGGAACCATAGACCAGTACCGCAGTTACGCCAATGGCAAAGTTATGCAACGTGCCGTTCAATAAACCCTGCCTAAAGTGCAAAGCCTTACACCGCAACCCATCACTCTGTAACGACTGTCAGAAGGTCGCAGATGCCACTAGGAACGCTACTAGACCGCATTACAAGGGTTCTTATCAGAAGCAGGCAAAGATCGTTAGGGATACGGCAACAGTCTGTTGGTTATGCGGTCAAGGCCGTAGATTAGATGATCCGTTTACGGCTGACCATTACTATCCGGGCGATCCATCTAGTCCACTTATCGCAGCTCATAGGTCATGTAACTCAAGGCGTGGCAATAATCCACCAGAAAAATAGGGGAGTGGGTCAAAATCTCACATAGGTTTGACACAGCATACCCCGACCCAAACTTTTGCACATCTCCGCGAAATTCCCGATTTGAAAAAATGGCGGTTTTATGCGGTTTTTGATTAGACTCAATTCATGACCGATTTGAAAATTGAAACCGTTGCGATCAGCAGCCTGACACCAGACCCGGTGAATGCGCGTAAACATGATGCGCGAAACCTGCAAGCAATCGAGAACTCACTTCTTAAATTTGGGCAACGCAAACCAATCTGCGTAACGCCCGACTCAATCGTGGTTGCCGGCAACGGCACACTAGAAGCTGCAAAGAATTTGGGCTGGACTGAAATCGTAATTGCCAGAACTCCGATTGGTTGGAGTTGGGAACAGATACGCGCCTTCGCACTAGCTGACAACCGCACCGCAGAACTTGCTGAATGGGATGACAAGGTTCTTGCAGATCAGTTACTTGAACTTGATGCCAATGGTTGGGAGCTTGAGGAACTTGGATTTGAGAATCTAGAACCGCCAGTTGCTCAAGATGATAACGATGACCCCTTGTCTTTTGAAGATGCTCCTACAAGAGCAAAGCTAGGTGACCATTGGGTGATTGGAAAGCATCATGTTATTTGCGGTGACTCATCTGATCAAAATGTTATTAATAGGTTTGGTACAACATTTGATGCTGTAATTACAGATCCTCCCTATGGAATAAATGCAGACAAGCAAACTTTAGGAAATGGAAAAAAAGAATTTCATAGAGGAGATTGGGATTCATTTAAACCAGATGTTACTTTCATTCTAAATCTAGCTCCAAAAGCAATTATTTGGGGAGGCAATTATTTTACAGATCAGTTGCCTGTTAATAATCATTGGCTTTGTTGGTACAAAAAAATTGCTAATGTTTCATTTAGCGAGTTTGAATTGGCTTGGACAAATCTAGGAAAGCAAACTAGATTGTTGGAACATCATTGGTCTGGTGAAACGAAACAACACGTCACAATGAAGCCATCACCGGTTATGGATTGGTGCGTTTCATTTATTGACAAAGGCGCAAAAATACTTGATGTATTTTCAGGAAGCGGTTCAACTCTGTTAGCAGCAGATAGAAATGGTCAGCAAGCCTTTGGTGTTGAACTCGACCCAAAATATGTTGATGTCATACTTGATAGATTAGAAAAACAAACTGGTCTAGAAGCACAACTGTTAGAGGACTAAACAATGGCTCCGCGTGGCAGACCACCAAAACCGATTGAACAGAAACGGCTTACTGGCAACCCAGGCAAACGTACATTGCCAGACCAAAAAGAACTTGTGCTGTTGCCTTCTGCTTATGACATTCCAGAACCTAACCGCCCATTAGGTTCTGCCGGAACAGAACTTTGGGAACGTATTTGGGGAATGGGACAAACGTGGTTAAGCCCATTAACCGACATTGAGATTCTTCTTATGACTTGTGAATTATTAGACGAACGCCGTAACTTGCGCATTCAGGTTTTGCAAAACAACAGACCAGATGAACGCAAAGCCTTGCGCGACCTTGACCGTCAGTTAGTTGCTAACTTGTCACTTTTAGGATTCACGCCAACAGACCGTTCAAGACTTGGCGTAGCTGAAGTCAAACGTGCATCTAAGTTAGAAGAACTGAAGGCTCGTGCCAGCCAAAATTGAATCTTGGCCACCAACTTGGCTAACACCTGTTAACAAAGCTGCGCTTACCAAATCGCGTGGCTCGCAAGTGTCTGACTTTATAGACACGTTTGCTATCCAAACTAAGGAAACTGTTGCCGGGTATGCAGGTGACAAGATGCAACTTCGACCTTGGCAGCATGAATTGTTTAGGCATTTGTTTGCCGTTGGCGCAGATGGAAAGTTTAGACACCGCACCGCGCTAATTGGCATGGCTCGCAAGAACGGTAAATCCGCATTAGGTTCTGGCATTGGTCTTTGGTCATTGATCATGGGGCCGGCAGGTGGCGAAGTTTATTCTTGTGCAGCTGACAAAGATCAGGCGCGTATTGTGTTCAGCGATGCTAAGAGAATGATTGAAGCAGAACCAGAACTTGCAGAAATTTGCAACGTGTACCGCGATGCCATAGAAGTACCGGCAACTGGTTCTGTATATCGTGTTCTTTCAAGTGAGTCTTATTCCAAAGAAGGTCTAAGTCCAACCTGCGTTATATTTGACGAACTTCACGCATCACCCAACCGCGAACTGTTTGACGTTATGCAACTTGGAATGGGCGCAAGGCGTGAACCAATGTTGATCTCATTAACAACCGCTGGAGTCAAAGCTGATTCAACTGGTCAAGATTCAATCGCTTACAACCTTTACCAATACGGAAAGCGTGTGGCACAGAAGGAAGTTGTTGATACCAGTTTCTTTATGGCATGGTGGGAAGCAGAAGGCGAAGCAGATCATCATCTCGAATCAACTTGGAAACAAGCAAACCCGGCATTTGGTGATCTCAATGATCCTAAAGATTTTGCAGCTATGGTCAAGCGAACGCCAGAAGCAGAGTTCAGAACTAAGCGATGCAATCAATGGGTGAGTAGTCAAATGGCATGGCTACCTAACGGAGCATGGGAACAACTAGAAGTTAAACGCACTATTGATCCAGACGTTCCAGTTGTCTTAGGTTTCGATGGTTCGTTTAGCGGTGATGCTTCAGTTATTGTCGGCGTTACTTGTGAAGAACAGCCGTATGTCTTTATGGTCAAGGCATGGGAAAAGCAACCTGAAGATCAAGACGATTGGCGAGTGGACATTTTAGAAGTAGAAAATACAATCATTGAATTCTGTGGCACACAAAATGTAAGAGAAATTGCGTGTGACCCTTTCCGTTGGCAACGCACAATGCAGGTTCTAGATGAAGCAGGATTTCCAATAGTCGAATGGCCTTCAACTTCACCTGCTCGCATGGTTCCGGCGTGTTCAAAGTTTTATGATGCAGTTGTGTCTGGGAAACTCACGCATGATGGAAATCCGTTGCTTCTACGTCACTTGCAGAACGCAGTTGTTAAGACCGACAGACTAGGGCCACGCATCGTGAAAGAACATCGTGGTTCGCCACGAAAGATAGATGCCGCCGTTGCTAGTATCATAGGATTTGATAGGGCAACTGTTTCGCGTGAAGAACCCGTTGTGCCACAGTTCTTTAGTTTCTAGGAGTTGCATTGATCCCGTCTATCCTGCAAGTGGTTGGTCTAGCAACAATCTCACTGGGTCTAGGTTTGTTCATCCTGCCATTAGGCATAGTTGCAGCTGGCATAAGTATTTTGCTAGTTGGTATTGCATTTGAGAAGGGTCAATAATGCTTGGTAATTTAACAGGTCGTAACGAAGAAGAACGCGCGATCAGCTTTCAATCCATTTGGGGCGCAGGTGATTCTTTTGCATTCACAACTGAAGCCGGCACAAACATAGATCAAACTCAAGCGATGAAAATTAACGCTTTCTATGCTTGCGTTCTTTTAATTTCTGACACTATTTCTACACTTCCAGTTGATTCATTTATTCGCCGTGATGGTGATCGCGTTCCTTATCGACCACAACCTGCTTGGATTCAAAGACCAGATGTTGATCTGTTGCGTTCAGAACATTATCAACAGGTTCTTATTTCGCTATTGCTAGATGGCAACGCTTTCATCAGAGTATTCAGAGATAACTCTGGTCAGGTTATCAATCTTGTTGTAATAGACCCATATCGCGTTCGTGTATCTCGCAATAAAGTAACTCGTGAAATCGAATATGTAATTGATGAAAATGAATCTACAGCAGTTAGCAAACAAGATATGCTCCAGATTACAGAATTGCGCAAGGCTGGCGATCTACGCGGAATGTCTAGAGTCACAGAACTCAAAGACAATTTGGGTCTGACAACTGCATTACAATCTTTTGCTTCACGTTTCTTTGGACAAGGTGCAACAACTTCAGGAATTATTGAAACTCCACAAAGTCTTAATAGCGATCAAGCTAAGAATCTTGTTGATGGATTCAATCAACGTCATAGTGGATTTAGAAAGTCAAATAAAACTGGACTTCTAACTGGTGGTGCAAAGTTTGTTAGAACTGGTGTAAACCCAGATGAAGCACAGATGCTTGATAGTCGCAAGTTAGCCATTGAAGAAGTGGCAAGAATGTTTAGAGTGCCACCACATATGATCGGCGTTACAACACCGGGTGCGCAGTCATATGCATCGGTAGAGCAAAACAGCATTAACTTTGTTACTCATACTTTGCGCCCATACATTGCGAAGATGGAAGATGCTTACAGCGCACTATTGCCACAAGGCGCATTCATTCGCTTCAACGTAGATGGTCTTTTGCGTGGTGACTTTGCAACTCGCATGAATGGTTATTCAATTGGTTCGCAGGCAGGATTCTTAAGTGTTAATGACATTAGACGATTTGAAGATTTGCGACCTGTTGATGGTGGCGATGTTTACCGCGTTCCTTTGGCCAATGTTGATTTGGGTGCTGCTTCTCTTGTTGAAACAGATAAGCGCGTTACGATGGCTCAAAAACTTATCTTGTCGGGCTTTGACCCTGCTTCCGTTTTGGTGGCGTTAAATCTACCTAAGATTTCTCATACTGGACTTCCATCAACTGCATTGCAATCAATCGCACAAATTGACCCACTAAATCCTGAATCAGTTTACGGAGTCCAATAATGCAAAATCCTGCAATCTACAACATCACAATGTATCAAGGCGCGACTTTTGATTTGTCGCTTACTTGGAATGTCAATTCACTTCCAGTTAATTTAACTGGTTACTCAAGTCGTATGCAGGTAAGAACAAGCTACGATGCCAGTTCAACAGTTTTGAGTTTGACGAACGGTTCTGGAATTACTTTGGGCGGTACTGCTGGAACGATTACAGTAGCCGCTTCAGCTGCTACAACGGCAGGCGTTCCAACTGGTCAATATGTTTATGATCTTGAAATGGTGTCTGGCGGTAGCGCGGTGACTCGTTTAATTCAAGGAACATTCCTAGTTGATCCAGAGGTTACAAAGTAATGTCAGATTCAACTATCGTTATTGCAGAAACAAATGCAAGCATAGTAGTTACTTCTGATACGTCTGCAACAATTTCGGTAACTGAAACAAATGCTGAAATAACGACTTCAAATGTTGGCGTTCAAGGTGCGACAGGTGCAACAGGTGCAACCGGGCCATCTAATGTTTTATCAGTTGGAACAGTTACGGGCGGCGTAACAGCTAGCGCAACAATCACAGGCACGACACCTGCACAAGTTCTTAACTTGGTTTTGCCTAAAGGCGATACTGGTGCTACTGGTGCAACTGGTGCTACGGGAGCAACTGGCGCAACTGGTTCTCAAGGCATTCAAGGCATTCAAGGCATTCAAGGACTTAAAGGTGATAAAGGCGATACAGGCGCAACGGGGCCACAAGGAACTTCAGGTGGAAGCTCTACGCATTATCACTACAAAGCTAAAACAACTTCAACAAGTGGTGATCCGACAAGTAACAATCTTGGTTGGAATAATACGACACAGGTAAGTTCTACTGCACTAAGAGTTAGCCATTTAGATGCCGATGCTCAAGACGATAGCGTGTTTCTTGATCTAATAAATCAATACGATGTTCTTATCATTCAAGATCAAAATGATTCAGCCAATTATCAAAAGTGGGAAGTATCGGGAACACCCACTTACAATTCAACATGGGATTCATTTCCAGTAACTTTAATTGCTTCGGGTGGAGTTGGAACAACTAACTTTTCCAATAATCATGCTGTTCTATTTATCATTGTTTCAGTTGGTAACGTAGGCCCACAAGGCCCAACTGGAGCAACTGGCGCACAAGGCCCACAAGGTATCCAGGGCATTCAGGGAACTCAAGGTGTTCAGGGCGCAAGCGGTGTTGTAGCAGTAACCGCACCTATAACTAACTCAGGTACAAGTTCAGCTGCGACCATTGGTATAGATCAAACTGCTTTGGCTATTACTCCAAGTCAGGTGACAGGTACGGCGGTAATTACAACTGATGCTAGATTATCTGACCAACGCACTCCGGTAGATAACTCTGTTACTTCTGCAAAAATAGTAGATGGAACAATAGTTAACGCAGACATTAACGCAAGTGCGGCTATTGACCCAACTAAAGTATCTGGCACAGCAGTTATTACAACTGACTCACGACTAAGCGATTCTAGAACGCCAACTTCTCATGCTAGTTCTCACGCAAGTGCAGGTAGCGATCCAATCACAATTGCGCAATCACAAGTTACGAGTCTAACTACCGACTTAGCTGCTAAAGCTATAACGGCTGGTAAGTTATCTCAGTTTGCTGCAACCACTTCCGCAGAACTTGCTGGAGTTATTTCAAATGAAACGGGAACTGGTTCTTTAGTTTTTGGAACAAGTCCAACACTAACTACAAGTGTTCTTGGTGGCGCAACATTTTCTGCATTTACTGGTACAGATAATTTATCTCTTGGTAATGTTGCTAATTATGTATATCCACAAACGGGTGGAACTAATAACATACTAAGTGGTGGCTCAAGTTATGCTACTGTTTCTGGTGAAATAGCCGTAGAGGATAACTATTCAGTTAGAAATCTTGAGGCTGTTGATAGTGGTAGTTCAGTAAGACATGTAATAAACATAGGTACTGGTGCTATTACTTCTGGATCTGGAAGTAATTACAAACTAATAAGAATTGGTACTCCTAATTATACGCCGCAGGGAACAATCGCATTATTTGGGTATGTAGAGTTACCTAGCAGTACTTCAATCGGTACCGTAAGTGCAACTGAAATAGGTTATTTAGATGGAGTAACTTCTTCAATACAAACACAGTTAGATTCCAAGGCTGGAACAGCAAGTCCAACTTTTACTACAAGTTTAAACACATCTTCAACATCATTTGATTTGTTTAATACAACAGCAACATCATTAAATGTTGGCGGTGCAGCAAATAATCTTTCCATTGGGTCTACGTCTACTGCAACAAAATCATTACTTTTATTTGGTGGTGCTACACCTTCAGGTGTTGTTAAGTCAGTAAGCATTGGAACACAAGGTCTTTCTGGTTCAACTACAAATATAACCATTGGTTCTACTGTATCTGGTGCAACAACCAACATTCAATTAAATGGCATACCAACTGCGGCAACTGCTGCCGTTGATACCGCTACAACACAACTTGCTACTACTGCTTTTGTTTTAAATCAAAACTACGCAAAACTTGCAAGCCCAACCCTTACTGGAACTCCGTTATCAACTACTGCTGCTGTTGATACCAATACCACACAGATTGCTACGACTGAATATGTCATTTCACAAGGTTATGCAAAACTTAATAGTCCATCATTAACTGGTGCACCATTAGCAACAACGGCTGCAAGAGCAACCAACAGCACTCGAATTGCTACCACTGAATATGTTCAGGCAAACTCTGACAGACTTGTTGCAAAACTAACTGCCGCCACATCCGCTATTGCTAATACTGAAACTCGCATTGTTGGATTTACTGCCGCTGCTAACAGCATTGTTGCTGGCGATACATTTAGATTTGTCGGTTATGCAACTCGTGCTGGCGCAAACGCAGCAACTACCACTTTTAGGATTCGCATTGGTACAACAACATTAACTGGAAACCAACCATTCTCTACAACAACAACCTCAACAACTACTGGCGTTTACAAGTTTGAAGCATTGGTAACTGTTCGTACTTCTGGCTCATCTGGAACTGTTGGCGGTGTTGGAAAGATTGACGTAACTACAACTGGTGGAGATAACTCATTTACAACGGCTGTAGCAGTCAATACAACTGTTGCCAATCAAGTTGAAGCAACAATCATTTCTGGCAACGCTTCAAACACTTACACATTTGAATACGCAACCCTAGAGAAGTTGGCTAACTAATGCCTTACTTCATAACAGATAAGGCACAAGATTGTGCAGGTTGGGCAACTATAAAAGAAGATGGCGAAGTCATTGGTTGTCATGCTACAAAGCAAGATGCAGTCGATCAGATGGTTGCAGTTTCACTAGCTGAGGATATGCAACCCGGCGGTGAACGTATTGATTCTGGCCCATTAGCTGTAATTGTGGACATTGACGGAACACTTATTTCTGGTGGTCGTTTGATTCAAAAAACTAATGACTATATAAAAGCAATGACTGATACGAAAATTTTTATAGTTACAGGGCGCAATAATTCAACACGAGATGAAACTAGTGCAGAACTAAAATCTTTAGGCGTGAAATATAATCGTTTATTTATGAATCCCGGAAGCTCAGCAGATACAGTTGCATTTAAGAAAGCGACAGCAGAATCATTGCTTAAGGAATACAACGTCATTCTTGCAATAGATAACAATGCCAATAATCGCGCCGCTTATCGTGATCTAGGAATTACTGCTCTAAATGTTACGGATGTTCCAATGACACGAAGTTTAGAATCTCGCGCCATAAATCAGGATGCACCTGCTTACATGAGAGCCAACGCTAGGCGTGGTCTTGCTTATTATGCAGAAGGAAAAGGCGGTCAAGGTTTAGTTGAAAGAACTATACGCGAAGCACGACTTATGGCAGATGGAAAAGTTTCAGATGATAAATGGGTTCGACTAGCAGCTTGGATTGCACGACACATTGGCGATCTGGATTCGCCAGATGCAAAACCAGATTCCCCTAATTATCCAAGTCCGGGCGTGGTTGCTCATTTACTTTGGGGATCAGGTTCAAACCGCAGACAAGCACAACGAGTTCTAGATTATGCACAAAGCGTTTCTAATCGCGTTAAAATTGATCAAACAAATAGGAGCAAAACAATGACCAGTTATGAAGTACGCGATATAGCTGAATGGGATTTACTTAACGAACGCCAACAAGAGCAGGCTGAAAATCAAGCAAATCTTGCATTGGAATATGGAATGTTCAATCAATCAACAGATGCAGATGGAGCGCACTACGCACCTGCGTCTAATAATCCATTTAAGGCAGATGGTCTTGTTTGTAACAATTGTGTTTTCTATAACGAGAATGCTCAACAATGTCAGATTGTCGAAGGGATGATTGAGCCTGAAGCAATCTGCAAACTTTGGGTAATTCCTGAAAGTTACTTAGGGATTCAAGAACCTATGGTTGAAACTGTTGCAGAGATGAATTCTAGATGGAAGTCAGTAACGCTAAACTTAAGAAGTAAAGAAGGGCAGTCAATGGAAACAACGGTAGAACGCCGCGTTAATAATGTTGAGTTTGACATTCGAGCAGCTGAATCATCAAGCGATGGTATGAGTTTTACAGGATACGCAGCCGTATTCAATTCCCCTAGTGAGCCATTGCCGTTTACTGAAGTCATCAAAGAAGGCGCATTTAAGCGTTCTCTAAAGTCGCGCAATGAAATTAAACTATTTATGAACCACAATACAGACGTAGTTCTAGGTTCAACTCGTGCTGGAACTTTGCGACTAACTGAAGATTCACGCGGATTACTAGCAACTGCCGATTTACCAGATACAACTGCCGGGCGCGATCTATCTGTGCTTATGAAACGTGGCGATGTATCTTCAATGTCATTTGGCTTTAGTGTTCCACCTAAAGGTGATACATGGAGTCAAGATGGAAACACTCGTGAACTGAACCAAGTTCGTTTACATGAAGTTTCTATTGTTACTGGATTCCCTGCTTACGAAGCGACAACTGCAAGCGTTCGTTCATTAGACATTCTTGCAACTCGTACTGCCGTAGATGTAGATGCATTAAGCGATGCGATCTCAAGACTAGAAGCAGGTGAAACTTTAGAAGCTAATCACGCAGATTTGATTAGTGAAGTTGTTTCCAAATTGCGTTCACAAGAACCTAATCAAAATGATCTACTTGAGATTAAGCGTAAGCAACTTGATCTAATGCTAAAAGCCTTGTAATCTTTCTCATAGACAGACCTGCATCAGGGGAAGGATGTAGGTCTGTTTTTATTTGTGACATAATTAGATAAGCATTATGCGGAGCCGCTATTGCGCAACTGTCGTGGAGCCACGCAGAAACTGTAAGTCCAATCCAATCAAACACTTTAGGAGTAACTATGTCTGACTACATTCGTCAGCAAGTGGAAGCTCGTGCAAAGGCTTGGGAAGAAGCAAAGGCTCTTCTTGACTCAGCAGCAGCTGAAAAGCGCGATCTATCCGCAGAAGAAAACCAAACGTATGACCGCATCATGGCTGATCTTGATCAGCGCGCGGCCACAATCGACACCATCAAGGCATCAGTAGAACGCGAAACTCGCGCAGCTGAAGCAATGGAAGGTTTCGAAGCACAGGCAAAGACTGAAGCCCGCAGCACCGATGAAGCAGAAATGATTCGTTCGCTTGCTCTTGGTGATGTTCGTTCGCTTTCATTTGAGAAGCGCGACATTCTTAAGTCATCAACTGGAGCACCAGTACCAACATCTTTCTACAATCAAGTTATTGATCTAGCCCGTTATGTAGGCCCAATGTTGGAAACATCAACCACAATCAACACCGCCGGTGGCGAAAATTTGCAGATTCCATCTCTTGCAACTCGCTCCACTGGAACTGTAACTAGTGAAGGAAATGCAATCGGAGAATCCGACATGACCTTTAACAGCTTCATCACATTGAATGCTTACAAGTATTCATTCCTAACCCAGATCAGCCGTGAAATGGTATCCGATTCAGGCGTGGACATCTTAGGATTCCTTGCAACACAGGTTGGAAACTCACTTGGCTATGCAGTAAATACAGCACTAACAACTGGAACTGGAACAGTACAGCCAACAGGTATCGTAACCGCAGCAGGTTCAGGTATCACAGGCGGAACTGGTGTAGCAGGCGTATTCACCGCAGATAACCTAATTGACTTGGTTTACTCTGTAGATGTTGCAGGTCGCACAATGCCGGGAACTGGTTGGCAGATGAACGGACAGACTATCGGTCGCGTTCGTAAACTGAAGGACAGCGTAGGCAACTACCTATTCTCACCATCACTAACCGCTGAAGCTCGTGACTTGCTTCTTGGTTACCCAATCTACGAAAACCCAGCAATGGCTAACGCAGCAACAAGTGCAAAGTCGGTTATCTTCGGACACCTACCTAGCTACTACGTTCGTTCTGTTGGTGGCATTCGTTTGGATCGTTCAGATGATTACGCATTCCAGAATGACCTAATCACATTCAGAGCTACTTTCCGTGTTGATGGCAACTTGCCACAAACTTCACACGTTAAGTACTTTGTAGGTGCCGCTTCCTAATCAGGAAACACTAAACGTAGAACCCCACCGGGAGCGCAGGCTTGGTGGGGTTCTGCTTTTGTTTGGGCAGGTTTTAAGATAAGTTTCTACTAACTGCGAACAAAGGATTATCTGTGCAGGATTCTTTATGTATTGGTTGGGTGTCTAACGCGCCTTGGGCGAACACAGGCTACGGAGTTGCAACTGCTCAAGTTACTAGCCGTATGAAAGCAATGAATCACAACGTAGCAATCTTCAATAACTATGGACTTGAAGGTAGCAATAGCGAATGGAACGGCATCCCAATTTATCAACGCGGTGCAGATATGTATTCCAATGATGTGATTCCTGCTCATATGTTTGATTGGGCGCAACGTAACCCAAAACAAAATCACATTCTATTTACTCTTTACGATGCGTGGGTTCTAAAGGGTAAGCGTTGGTCAGATTGGAATGTTGCTAGTTGGGTTCCAGTTGATCACATTCCAGCACCACCACAAGTTGCAGCATGGTGCAGACAGGATTTTGTTACCCCAATTGCAATGAGCCAGTACGGGCAGGCCATGTTAGAAAACGTAGGTATCGAAGCGTTATATATTCCTCATGCAGTTGATTCAGCATTTAAGCCAATGAAGCGACACAAGGGAACAACTGGCAGAGATTTTATTGGTGCTAGTGACGATGTATTTATTGTTGGAATGAATGCGGCTAACAAAGGTGTATCACCTAATCGCAAAGCATTTGGTGAAAACATTCTGGCGTTTAGTATGTTCGCGCAGATGCACGATGACGTTGTTCTATACCTACATACAGACGCAAGTGGTTCATTAGGCGGAATCAAACTTCAAGAACTTATTTTATCTTGTGGAATCAAAGAACACCAGTATTCATTTGTTGATCCTTATCTACTTAGAACAGGAATAGATCAACCTACTTTGGCAACGCTTTATACCGCTATGGATGTTTTACTTGCCACTAGCTACGGCGAAGGCTTTGGAGTTCCAACAGTTGAAGCGCAGGCTTGTGGAACTCCCGTAATCGTTTCTGACTTTGCAGCTTCAACGGAACTCGTTGGTGATGGTTGGTTAGTTGATGGTCAGCCTTTATGGGATGCACCACAATCTGCTTGGTTTCATATGCCTAGCGTTCCCGGAATTGTCGATGCACTAGAACAGGCTTACCAACGTGGGCGCGGTAGATCAGAAAAGGCAATCGAGTTTGCAAGTGGCTATAACGCAGATTACGTTTTCAACAAACATTGGAAACCTGCTTTAGAAGTAATTGGTGCAAAAGGCACAGAACGCCCTACAGCATGAAAATAGGTTGGTATACACATCACATAGAGAATGACCCTAACGTGGCTCTACGTTCGTCTGAGAGCGTTTCAGGACTATTCACAGGGCAGTTCGCAGGTGGGGCAGAAATGTCAGATTACGAATACCGCTTGCAAGCACCTTTGGACTTTAACATTCAGATAGTCACGCCATATACCTTCGATGTGTATGACCTAGACCAATTCGATTCGATAGTTGTAACAGGTACAGACTTGTTCACAGAACAGCAGCTGAACCGCCTGAGTCAGTATGACCCATTCGTGTTCGTGCATCACCTACAAACCCCACGCGCAGGATTGTTGGCCTTGATCGCAGGCAGTCGCTTATTCGTAACCCATACCCCGGCACATATGCGCAGAGAATTATCTTGGGCAAAGCCACGCAAGACGGCGCAGGTTCTAAGCTACTTTGACACTTCTAAATGTTATGACCATTTGGACAAACAACCGTTTGCATTATGGGCAGCGCGTAGTCATCCACTAAAAGGAAAACTAAAAGCAGAGATTTGGGCATCGCAGGCAGGTTACAAATTCAAAGCACTTAGTAACGTATCACGTGATGAAGTATTAGATGCAATGGCTAGATCAGAATGGTTTGTTCATTTACCTTTAGCATTTGAATCAGAATGTCGCGCAGTTATGGAAGCTGTTCTTTCTGGTTGCAGGATTCACACAAATGAGAATGTAGGAATTACCAGCGTTGAAGATTGGGCAGATGCGGATCACTTAAGACACATGATCGATAATGCAGGGGATACCTTTTGGCGATTGGTGCAACAATGAAAAGTGATTCATTAACACTTGGTTTAGGTGTTTGTTTATTTGGCACAACTTATAGTGAGTTTTTGCCTACCTATTGGACAGGTGTTCAATCACTTCTTAGGCAACCAGATTCAATAGTGCTTGCGCACGATGCACAAAATAAAGAATTAGTGCATTCAGCGATTCCACAAAAGTATAAAAACATAACCAAGATTATCGAGATGGAAGGCGAGTTTGCAGACTTCATGCTTAGAATCCAAACAGAACAAACTGCCGATTGGTTCTCGCTTATTGGTGTTGATGACTGCTATCTACCGGGCGCATTCGATGAACTAGATCAAGCCGATGCAAAAGGATGCGATATCTACATTGACAAGTTACAACTGAAGCATGATGGTTCAATTATGGAAGGTCGATGGATTCCTGAATTGATACCTAGCCAAATGACCTGCCCCGGTTCTGCACCAATCAAGCGAGAGTTATTTGAACGAACTGGTGGACATACTAAAGGCGCAATATTTGATGACTGGGAACTTTACATTCGTTGTGTAGCAGCTGGAGCGAAACCCTTTCACGCGACAACCGTTCGTTGTATTTATGACATTGGATACGGCAGGGTAACAATGAGTGGAATAGGCAGACCATCAGACCATGATTCGATTGGTAAGGCACATATCCAACAAGTAAGAGCAGAATTAGGACTTTAGAAAACTTATCTAAGTTTTGAGTTGGTAGAATAAATACGACTTAGGAGTTACTTTGGCAATCACAAATGGCTATTGCACACTTGCACAAATCAAGGCAGCAGCTCGCATTCAAGATAGCGTTGATGATTCGTTATTAGAGATGGCAGTTGAATCTGCTTCTCGCGCTATTGATGGTCATGCTGGGCGATATTTCTATTCATCGGGAACTGCTACACGTTACTTCACCGCAGATGAATCTTTTGTTTGTGAGATAGATGATCTTTCTGGAACTGCATTAACGCTTCAAAGTTCATCTAATGCACAAAGAAACTTTGACGTTACATGGGCAGTTGGTGATTATCAGCTAGAACCAACCAATGGTGTAGTAGATGGATTAGTTGTGCCATACACACGCATACGGGCGGTTCAAAACTATCTGTTTCCAATTCAAGGTGGGGATGCTTTAGTTAAAGTAACTGGAGTCTTTGGTTGGCCTGCCGTTCCAACTTCAATAACTCAAGCCTGCATAATTCAGGCAAGCAGAATTTTTAAGCGTTTGGATAGTCCATTGGGCATAGCTGGATTTGGTGACATGGGTGCAATGCGTGTTAGTCGCTATCTTGATCCAGATGTTGAGCAGCTTGTTGCGCCATATCGCAGAATGCGTAATTTGGTCTAATGGCTTCGATCACAGAGCTACGCGCAGGAATCAAAACAAATCTTGCAACTATCAATGGTCTTAGAGTTTCCGATTATCAGCCGGATAACATCAACCCACCAGTTGCGATTGTCTTTCCCATTTCACTTAACTATGACGAAACCTTTCATAGAGGAATGCAGACTTATACTTTTGCGGTTCAAGTAATTGTTGGCAAGGTTTCAGAACGATCAGGACAAAGCACGTTAGATTCTTACTGCTCAAGCACCGGGGCTAATAGTATTAAACTAGCGATAGAATCAGATAAGACTCTTGCTGGCAAGGCGTTCGATCTACGAGTTACGGATATGCGTAACTATGGGGAACTAATTGTTGGTGAGGTAAACTATTTATCGGCAGAGTTCGTAGTTCTCTGCTACGCAGACTAGGAGCAAAACAGCATGGCGAAATTCGCAGCTACCGATTACAAGGTGACCATTAACGGCACAAACCTTTCGACTTCACTTAATCAAGTTGAATTGGCTTTATCATCCGATGATTTAGAAACAACCGCATTCGGTGGAACTTTCCGCGAGCGCATTGGTGGACTAAAAACTGGTTCATTGACACTTCAGTTCATGCAGGATTTTGCAGCTTCAGCCGTAGATGCAACGATTTTCCCATTGTTCAATACTTTGGCAACCGTTGTAATTACACCAACTTCTGCAACAGTATCTGCAACTAACCCAAGTTACACCGCAGTATGCCTAGTGAACTCTTACAGTCCACACGCTTCATCTGTTGGGGATTTGGCCACGTTCAGTATTACATGGCCAACAAGCGGAACTGTTACACGCGGTACGGTCTAACCAATGAAAGTAAACCTGCGCGTAACTTTTAATGACGAAACAGTAGAAGAAGTTTCTGCTACTGCTCGTGACCTTGTTGCTTTCGAGGACAAGTTCACAAAGTCGGTTGCTTCACTTGAATCAGACTTTCGCATAACTGACCTACTTTGGTTGGCGTGGCATTGGCTACATCGATTCGGCAAGACTAAAAAAAGTTTTGAAGAATGGTGCGATGACGTTGAAACAATTGAAGCGAGTGAACAAGACCCAAAATAATCGGGTTGGGTGACTCATCCCAACATTGGTATTTGGCTTATCTTGCAGTTGAAACTGGTATTGCTCCATCAGTTTTAATGCAAGAATCTGAACGTATGCTTTATACGTTGGGAATGTATCTGCGCTGGCGCAATAGTCAGGGGACATAATGCTTGATCTAAAGATTACGGGTATCGCTGAAGTTGTCAGTACTCTTAAAACGATAGATAAGAAATTAGTCAATGATGCCCGTAAGGATTTACGAACAGGCGCAAGACCAGTAGCTGATGCAGTTAAAAGAAACATTCCAACTGAATCACCATTGCGCGGCATGGTTCACAATGGCAGAACTGCATGGAAACCTGCCGGGGTTAAGGTAACAGTTAAAACTAACTTCAGTAAAAAGGCAGAACGCAAAGCAACTTCATTAGTTTCTATTGTTGCCGGCTCACAAGGTAAGAATTCACAAGGTTCAGCCGCATTTCAAATTGCAGACATTGCAGGTCGCAAACGTAAAGGCAAAACACGCGCTGGGCAGGCAATGATTCGCAAACTTAATTCATCGGGTCAGGCTTCACGTTATGTCTATCCAGCTGCATTAAGAGAAATACCTTTAGTTCAAGATGTTGTGCGCGGTACAATTAAGAAACTGCAACAAGAATACAATCGAAAACTTAAAGGATAGGTTGCTTCATGGCTATTATCGTTCCTATTCTTTCTACCTTTAATCCCGATGGAGTCAATAAGGCTCAACGCGCATTTAAGGGTCTAAGCGGAACTGCTAAAACTGCTTCTATTGCTTTTGGTGCATTAGGTGTTGCAGTTGGAAAGTTTGGATTTGATTCAGTCAAAGCTGCTGCGGAAGATCAGAAAGCGCAACTAAAACTTGCTAAGACTTTACAGAATGTAACAGGTGCTACCGATGCACAAACTGCTGCAGTAGAAAAATTTATTACCGCTCAACAATTTGCAACTGGTGTAGCTGATACTCAACTTCGCCCGGCATTGGAAACATTAGTTCGTGCAACTGGTGATGTTACAAAGGCACAAGAATTACTCAAACTTGGACTTGATGTAAGCGCAGGAACCGGGCGCGATTTAGAAAGCATTTCAATAGCATTAGCAAAGGCACAGGGTGGACAGTTCACCGCATTACAGCGTTTGGGCATTGTCATTCCTGACAATATTAAGAAAACTAAAGACTTTGCAAAGGTTCAAGAATACTTAAACACATTATTTGGCGGTCAGGCTGCCGTTGCTGCTGGAACATTTCAAGGCAAGTTAGAAATTTTGAAACAGCGTTTACAAGAAGCACAAGAAACTATTGGTGCAAAGTTAATTCCAATTTTGACCAATCTAGTTGATTACTTTTTGAACATTGTAGTTCCAGCAATAGAGCGTGTTGCTAATGGTGGATTTAAACAATTAGTAATTGAAATTGCCAACACATTGTCTGGTTTAAGTGGAGTTGCAAAGCTCGCAAAAGAAGTTGCTTTTGCATTTATTGGAATAAAGATTGCATTAGTTGCCTTCACTATTGCGCCACCACTAATTGCTGCCGTAACCGGAGCCTTAACCACAATGAGAATTGCTGCCTTGTATGGTGCTGAGGGCTTTAAGATTTTAGGCGTTGCAATTAAAACTTCATTGGCAAGTTCTGGTATTGGTCTGCTAGTTATAGGTCTTGGACTTGTAGTTGGCAAGTTAATCGAGATGAGAATTGAATCTCAAAATACTACTTCTGACATTGTAATTATGTCTAAAACTGCGACTAATAGATTTCAAGCGATGGAAGATGCGGCTAATAAAGTCGTAATTAAAATGGATGACATTAGTTTTGCTGCTAGACACGCAAGCGATACTTTAGAAAATAAAAGACTTGAGCCACGCACAAAAATTAACTATGATCTCAAGGCTCAAAGAGATGCTGCTGCTGCTGCCAAGTTAGCTTCTCAGATTAGCAATAATGCACTAACTAAGACTGCAGAAAAGACTGTGAAGGTAGTTGCTGCCGTTTTTGATTTGAGCAGAGCTGGCAAACTTGCACAAAAAGAAATGGCAAAATTAACAACTGAATTAGCAAACAATAATGACATTCTCGCTAAGGCAAAAGAAAGTTATGCCAATTTCAAAGATGGTGTTAAGAATGTAATAACTGGAATTATAGATTTTGGTGCTGCTGCTACTGCTGAAACTGGATCATTCGTAGAAAATTTGATTGCTCAAGCGGCTAAGGCTGCCAACTTTGGTTCTAAAGTTCAACAGTTACTTTCGATGGGATTATCTGAATCTGCAATTGGTCAGGTATTAGCAGCAGGTGCAGATGTTGGAACGAAGATTGCAGATGAGATTATTGCAGGTGGTGCAACAGTTGTTACTCAAGTCAATGACTTAGTTAGTGCAACTCAATCAGTAGCAGATGCGGTTGGTGAATCAGCTGCTGCACAATTTTATCAAGCAGGTGTGACCGCAGGTCAAGCATTAGTTGATGGTGTCAAAGCTGCAATTGCTTCTAGTGGTTTTTCAATTGGTGCTGATAATCAAATAATAAATTCTGGTGCGATTGCCAAAGTCGCTGCAAAACTCGCACAATATAAAAAGCCAACTTCCACTATGGGAGCGGCGATCTCACCGGCAGAACGTCAAGTCATTACTAACTTGGCTACTTCGCTAGGTGTTCCAGTTCCTGCAATGGCTGCTGGTGGAATTGTTACAAAGCCAACTCTAGCTTTGATTGGTGAAGCCGGGCCTGAAGCCGTTGTTCCTTTGAATGGTCGCAACGCTGGAATGGGCAACACAATTAACCTAACTGTTAATGCAGGTATGGGCGCAGATGGTAATCAAATAGGTCGTGAGATCGTAGACATTATTAAGCGTTACGAGCGCGTGAGTGGCCCAGTCTTTGCGAGCGCGTAGTGCCAGTTCCAACAACTAAGGTCTACATTGGCTTTGACTTGGCTGCTTCTGGTGGCAACTTGTTTACTCTTAATGACACGACTAAGGGCAAACTTAATTCGACTTATGTGCTTGGTGGCGATGTGCTTACTGATGTTACTCAGTATGTTGCTTCTGTTACCGTTGATCGTGGCAAGTCGCGTGAACTGGACAGATATACAGCAGGACACGCATCAGTAACCCTGCACAATGACTCTCGTATCTTTGACCCATTTAATGCTTCAAGCATTTATTATTCGCAGATTCTTCCACGCAAGCCGATAGCAATTGAAACAAATGGTGACCGTGTGTTCACCGGGTTCATAGATGACTGGGATTTGACCTATGACATTTCAGGCAAGTCTTATGCAAGCGTTTCTGCTGTTGATGGTTTCTTACGTTTATCCGCAGCTGAACTAGATTCGTTTACAGCCACAAGCCAACTTAGTTCTGATCGTGTAACTGCCATTCTTAATCGCCCAGAAGTGGCATGGCCTATCGCTAATCGTTCTATTCAAACTGGTCTTACAACTTTGCAGGCTGATGTAGTTCCAGAGAATGCCAATGCTTTACAGTATCTACAACTTGTAGAAACAACAGAGAATGGACAGTTCTTCATTGACCGTTCTGGTGCAGTTACCTTTAAGAATCGTTTAACAATTCCACCGCTAACAACAACAGTTACTTTTGCTGACGATGCTACGGCTAACGCAGTTCCTTACACAAACATTGGTGTTGTTTATGGTTCAGAAAACCTCTATAACCGCGTGACAATTACTAGAGCAGGTGGAACGCCACAAGTTGCTGACTCATTAGCATCACAGGAGAAGTATGGTGTGTCTGCTTATTCTATTGATGGGGTTCTATTAACTAGCGATGCTGAAGCCTTAAGCCTTGCCAGTTACTTAGTCGGTTTGTATGACGAACCTGAACTACGCATTAACGAGATAACAGTTGTTCTTCATAACAAGACACCGGCACAGGTAGATAATCTTCTAAACATTGAAATTGCTGATGTTGTAAACGTAATCTTTACGCCTAACAAAATCGGTACAGCCATAAATCAGTACGCAATTGTCACCGGTATCAAGAACAACATAGGCATTGACAGACATGAATTAACCTTTGAACTAGGTTCGGTATCGTCATTCCCGTTAATTCTAGACAACACTATTTATGGTCGCTTGGGTGGCGCATTGCCTATCTACGATTCAGCTACTACCGCTTACGATGCAGCCCTGATAAACTACGATGGGTCAGAGCAATTTGGCTACGTTCTTGCATACTAAGGATTCTTGATGGCAACTAACTTTCCAACTAGCGTTGATGCTTTAACCAACCCCATTTCTAATGATTCTCTAAATAGTCCTAGCCATTCTTTGCAACACGCAAACGCTAATGATGCTATCGAAGCCATTGAAACCGTTCTAGTTCCTGCTGTAAATGCTTGGCAAACTTACACCCCAACACTTTCATATGGTTGGGCAAATGGTAATGGAACTTGGACTGCTCGTTATGTACAAATTGGAAAAACAGTTCATGTAAACGCTTATTTTATTATTGGAAGTTCAACAACAAAAGGTTCTGGTTGTGATGTATCACTTCCTATTGCTGCTGCAAATACTGCTTTACAATTAAATTCCAATGCCTATTGCTCAATTGCATCAAACTTTTATCCAATACCAATAATTGCACAATCTGCTACAACAGTTAGATTTAAAACATTAGTTGCTAATGGTATTTATGGTATTTACAATGACTTGTCTGGAACAACACCAGCCACTTTCAATACAAGTGACATTCTCTATTTTGGTTTAACCTACGAATCCGCATAAGCAACTAAACTTAGAAACAACACAGGAGTAAAACAATGGCAGGCTTAGGTAGAAAAGTATTCACCGCTGGTGATGTGCTTACGGCAAGTGATGTTCAAAACTATTTAATGGATCAGACCAACATGGTCTTTGCAGGAACTGCTGCACGTTCATCAGCTATTGCTACACCAACAACAGGCATGACTACTTATGTTGGAACTACCCCGCCACAACTTGAAACTTATACAGGTGCTGCGTATCAAAATCTATGTGGATTGACTTTGCTTAATGCTTCGACATTTACAACAGCATCATCGATACAAGTAGATAACGTATTTACAACTGCATACGATAACTATCGGATAATTTTAACAACAACATCGGTAGTAACTCCGGGAACTATAACTGCAACATTGAGAACATCAGCGCCAGCAGATTTGAATGCTGCAAGTTATGGATATATTAACACTGGATTTTCAGCAACTGCGGCTACAACTCCAACCAGTTTGGGATCATCTGCAAGTGGAACATCTGCAATAGTTGGATATACAAATCAAAATACAGCTTCATGGGTTGGTGATATATTAAACGCACCAATCGCACAACCAACTGTATTAACTGGTTTGACCATTTCCCAAAGTGCAACCGATATAAATGCTACAAATCATGCAAGTGTTTACAAAGTTTCAGTTGCAGCATTTGGCATTCGTTTCAATTTTGCAGGTAACTGCACCGGAACTCTAAAAATCTATGGATACAGGAACGCATAATGTCTGAAACTTTGAACGCTTATATTGTTGATGTCGCAACTGGCGAAGTAACTGAGCGACCATTTACTGATTCTGAAATGGCTAATCACGAAACAATGAAAGCAGAGTTTGAATTACGCCAAGCACAAGCAGATGCCAAAGCAACTGCGCGTACATCTGCACTTGCAAAACTAAAGGCATTAGGTCTAACACAAGCAGAAATATCTGCCCTGTAAACTGTTCTTATGGAACAACTACAACTCTGGTTTGCCAAAAGTCCCATTGCATCATTTCTGCGTGTGTTTATTGCAGGCATTTTGGGTTGGCTTATTCTTAATGTCAATACTCTTAATATTCATCCTGCTCTTGCCATTGCGTTGGTTTCTTCGTTGCCCGTTTTGGTGTCAGCTTTGAACCCGGCAGATGATCGTTTTGGAAATAAGGAATAATCATGGCATTGCCAATTAAAGGTCATCCACTTTCGACACCATTTGGAGTTAAGGGAAGTCGATGGTCAAGCAAAAGACACGAAGGCGTGGACTTTGCCGCACCAGTTGGAACTAATGTTTTCGCGCCTTGTGCCGGAACAGTCGTAGCCGTTGGTCAAGTTTGGGGTAAGTCATTCGGTCAGCATTCAGTTCTGTTAAAAGTAGCTGAAGGATATTTGTTGTTTGCTCATTGCTCAGAATACCTAGTCAAAGTTGGGGACAAAGTTAAAACTGGTCAAGTAATTGCACACGTTGGAGCAGAAGGAAACGTAACTGGAGCGCATCTTCACATGGAACTTCAAGCCGCATCTCATTGGGTTAAAGGTGGCGGTCTAAACCCTGCCGCAATTCTTGCAAAGTAAGTCATGGGAATCTTGCAACTGGGTCAGTATGCTGGAGCAATTAGCGCAATCGCGTTACTTGTCGGAATGTTTATCAAATGGGCAATCCTAAAGCCGATCAAACTTTATATTGATCAGGCAACCTATCCAATCCATCCAGCTGCTAATGGTGGTCGAAGCCTTGCAGATGTAGCGCAGACGGTGAACCGCATTGAAACCCGTATGAGCGATCTTGACTATCGCCTAAATTCCATCGAAGAACTGGTTACAAAGCCTGCGACACGCACCAAAAAACAACATCCTGACAGACTTGCGCCCTAGACTTATCTAGACGAAAGGTGGTCACAATGGCCTTACTTGACGATCTAGAAAACGTAAGACATAAGAAAGTTAATTGCAGCATTGCTGAAATAATCAAGACCCTTAATACGCAAGAAGCCAAAGCACTAAACAAAGCACTAGATGATCCTGATTCAAGTCCAACAAATCTAGCAATGATTCTAAACAAAAACGGCTACAAGATAAGCCGACAAACAATAAACCGACACCGCAACCGCAACACAAATGCGGAAGGATGTAAATGCCCATGAGCCTTACAGATGATCTCTCAAAGCTAGGGGATGACGAACAAAGAAAGCGCGTAGCCAAATCTATTCCAGCAGGGTTTGAACCCGGCATTGAGTACGACTCAACTGGTGGCGTTCTGCGATCAGTACCGCGCCCGGCAGGGAATGAACCCGATCATGCTGAACTTCTAGCAGAGTTTGAACTTGACCCTGCAAAGTGGCGTATAACAGGTCTAAGGCGTTCCAAGTGGCAGCGTTGGGATGGCGAATGGCTTGAGTCATTTAGAGCAAACTTTGTAACCACAAAAGGCGCACATCACGTTCCCATAGATGATCTACTTGAGAT